CGAATTCGGATTTGAACTCTTCATCGAATTGCTCGTCTCCGGGTCCAGTCGGTAGATCTTCGTCACCACCGCCTGATTTGCATTCCCCACGGCTTCCAGTGAATATGCCTTCCCGGTCATGTTCACTCCGCTGCCGTTGCCTTTCGTGTGTCCCGTCTGGAATGCCACTGCATGGACCTCTGTCGCATTCAGGGTGTACTGTACCCCCCCTTTGTGAGATGCCGACGCCCATGTGGCTCGGTCTCAGTCCGTTGCCCTCGAAGCAGGTCACTCCCTTCTATCCGTCCTCCGGATCACTCGTCATCGAACTCGTCTCCCTTGGGGACGGTCGTTCTGATGATGTCACCGAAGATCCCTCGGCTATCCGGGTCAGCGCCTTCATAAGCACGTCCGGTAGCTCCTTGTGGTGGCGTTCTGCCCGTGACAGGATTCCACGGCATGCCCTTTGGCTCAAATAGAACCGGCGGTCTACTCCACCATGCTCCAGTATCGACCAGAGCGAAGATTCTGCGACGTCTCTGGGGAACTCCCATGTATTGAGCGTCCAATATGCGCCATTCGACGAGCCTGTCTCCGCTCTCGGAGACACAGACTCCGCTGTTGCCCCATCCGTCTTTCGGGACAGGAACATCCCCCTGTACCATTGTTCCAAGAACGTAGGCAAAGTCTTGTCCTTCATTGCTGGATAGCGCTCCAGGAACGTTTTCCCATAAACAGAAACGACAGCCATTTATTTCCCTCGCTAATTCAAAGATTCTCATCTGATGGTCGAAGAGTCCCGACCTCGTCAGACTTCCGTCCTCATTCCTCAGACCCGCCCTCTTGCCTGCCACAGACAGGTCCTGGCAAGGGCTTCCTCCGACAAGCAGCTCGAAAGGTCCGAGCTTTTCCAGATCCTCGGCGGTAATCTTGGTCACATCGTCGAGATCCGGCACATCCGGCCAGTGGTACTTCAGCACCGCCTTGGGAAAGTCATCCCATTCGGCGAATGCAACAGGCTTCCAACCGAGTGGCTCCCATGCGACCGAACAGGCCTCGATTCCGCTGAACAATGACAGATACCTCATACCTTCCTCACCCTCACGCTCACATACCCCTCTCTCCGAATCCAACATCCGTCCTTCAGCCTTCTCTGAAGTGTGGTCACTTGGATTCCCATCTCCCTTGCCGTCCGGGCGATGGACGGAAGTGTTATCTCCCGCCCCGCCCTGTCGTAGACCGTGACCGGCTGGCTCATTCGACCAGAGCCTCCAGTTTCTCGACCGTGACGTTGAACATCATGCGCCCCTCGAAGATTCCGAAGGACACCGTCGTTTCCAGTCCTGCGACGATTCTGACCTTGAATGTCTCCGATAGATTCGTGCCGTTGTATGTCACGGTTATGTCGTGTATTCCTGCCTCGACATCGAAGTTCTGCTCGGCGATGTCGTACATGCCGTCCCTGCGCTCTTCCATGTACTGCTTCCCCATGCCGAAGATGCGCTCCTCTCCGTCGTAGATGTAGACTCCTGTCGCGTCGGCGGGCATGTTGCAGCTTGCGAACGTCAGCCTTCCGGTCTCACCCTTGGAGGTTGCCACAACATCTATCGCGTTCTCTCCCTCGACGATCTGCACACTCGTCTCTCCGTGGTACAACTCGCTGTCGAACACGAACGTCCACTGTCCGACCGAGAAGGGGCCGAGGCTGTCGGTGAGAAGGACCTCGTCGTAGGTTCCCTCTCCTGTCTTGCTTCCGCGGCTCGTCTTCGTCGCGGTGACGGTCCATATCTGACCTTCCGGAGCCGGATAGTCGATTGTCACGAACACATCGCGGGATGTGCCGAACGTGACGTAACCGAACTTCTGGTCGGTTGTGCAGGAGATGGCCAAGAGGGCCATCACGATAACCAGTGCGATTGAAAATCTCTTCATTTGCTTTTCTCCTCCAAAATCCTTTTCACATCCTCCACGCTGCGGACCACCGCATACGGGATTCCGTGGTTTTCACACATTTCCTGGAAGTGCTTCTGTCTCTCGCTCTGACGGCCGGTGGCGGTCTTCACTTCGAGGTATCCGATTCCACTCGGCCACCAGACGACAAGATCACCCACACCGGGAAAGAGTCCCATAGTGATGAGCTGCGCCGTGCGGATAGCTCCGTCCCTTCCAACTCCTTCGTTGGGAATTGAGTGACACATTATCTTATTGCTACGTAAGAATTTAACTATTTCTGCCTGAATATGAGCTTCTGACATTTCGTACTCCCATCTGTAACCGGCAAAGAAGTCTTTCTTGCCGATGTGGTATCTAAGTGATTGCGGTCCCCTCTGAATTGACCGTGCAGCTTCTCTGACTGAATAGAAATGACCGACCCTTCTGCCTCTTTCATCAAAAGAAGAGACCTCTCTTACTTTTGGATCGAGTCCGGATTTATAGGCATGTCGCATATTCTCTTCAGCGGTTGCCCATTCGAGATTCGATACTCTGTTATCGGTTCTGATTCCGTTCTTGTGGTTGATCTGTGCTTTGTTCTTTGGATTTGCAAGGAAAGTCATGGCAATGATCCTGTGTCCATTGACGCAATGCTTTTTGCCTTCATCATCGACAAGCACATACTGAACACAGTTATTCGGAGTTATCTTGCCCTTGAGTTTCTTTACTCCGTTCTTGTTCCAGTTGGTGAAAATGTCTCCGTTCGTTGAAGCGGAGTAATGGACACCAAATCCTGGGACTTCCTTGACAATGTCTGCTTGTATCCTGTCTTCCATGCTTGCTACCTGCTCCTACTTTATCATTATCGGTAATCGTTTGCAATAAAAATCTGAATTTTTTTTATCATTTTTGATAATCGGCGGGCGAACGGCTTCTTTAAGAATCCCGTCCATATATACTTCAACCCTCCTTTAGGAACTTGACCAATGCCTCATAAACATCCGTTGTCTTCAGAGCCTCGCTGTTGTGGGTGTAGGCGAATCTCTGCTCCTCTACACTCCACGCAAGCCAGTAGACCATCTTCGCCCTGTTGATGGTGGAGACGAGCTTGAAAGTGAACCACGGGCCTTCCCCGTCTTTCACCCACAGCTTCCATCCGTCGGCCTTGAACGCCTCCACTTCCGACCATCCTTCTTTCTTCGGCGAATAGTCTTTAACCGTTGTCGGAACCGATAGGATCACATGGTCCATAGCTGCGGCACGAAGAGCATCCTCGACTTCCGCATAAAGACCGGGCATATCATTCTTCATCTTCGACAACGCCATTCCCGTTCCCCTTGAGACGGATGCGAACTTCTGTTTTCTCAGATCCCATGCAACCGTGATATTGGCAGTCCCTTCCCTTTCTCCTCTTGCTGTGATTTTGACTAAACAGATTTCATCCTGGGGTCTATTAACCCACACAATCCAATCAGTCAGATAGGAGACAACCTCCCATCCTTCACCCTTTGGAATCATGCCTGTTCTCTTGCTCATTTCAACCCTCCTCCTTTCGGCACATCCGTCTGCCGAAAACTTTTATTTCCCTCAACAAAAACACCCTCCGGCAAAACCCCGTGCTTTTGGATTAGGCATAGTATGAGTCACCTTAGATAAGGTGACTCGTGACTCCCTATGCCTAAACATTTTCAAAGCACTGCACCCCGCATTAGGCATACCATCTGCCTTTGATATGCCTAAATCTGCCTAAACCTCATTTCCTCTTCTCCAGAAGACCCAGAACCATGCGGGTTTCACGGGTATCGTGGATGTACCATCCATCCCCTTCCGGACTGATGATATTCGCCTTCGTGAGCCTTACGATCATGCGGTAATCCCCCTTCTTGAGTTGGTTGTTGCTGGCGGCTGTGATATCTTTCGCCTTGCCTTTCTCGACATACCATTCGGCCCATGCCTTCTTGCTGATATGACGACCTGTCATACCCTTGTCTACATAGGCACAAAGCATCTCATTGACCTCGGCTTCCAATTTCGGATCAACAACACTTTCCGGCTTCACATCGCAAGCATTGAACACGGCTCCCGTGACCTGCTCTCCGTCATCGTCATACAGACCGGGGATGTCGGCTCCCTCGATCATGCCGTAGACGTTCGGCATCAGCTCGGTATCCTTCATCTTCACCTGTTCCACACAACGGACTTTGGACTGCTCGTCCACGGCCACGGAAATCTCATAATCCAAGGCCCCTCTCCAGGCGGACGATCCCCTTGCCCTCTTCTGTGTCTCCTCGCTGTTTCCCGTGTGGTGGACATATAGTCCACTACACGAATACCGGCTTCTGAGGGAGTCCACGCAGTTGAGGAGCATCCTTGTGTCCTGTGCCGAATTTTCGTCTCCGGACATATACCGGTTCACCGTGTCGATAACGATGATGTCGGGTCTCCAACCAAGGGTGTCTATCTGCGACCGGATCTCGTGGATTCCTTCCGGCTTGTCGAGGTCGAGCGGAAGCGGATAGACTGCGAAGTTCCCAAGGTCATCGACCATCCTGTTGTGCTTCCATGCGCGGATTCTGCGCTTCACTCCGGTCAATCCTTCACCGCAGAGATAGACCACGCCTATAGGCCGTCTGATTCTATTGTCAAGCCATCCGGGAAGGCCAGAGGATGCCGACAGAAGCATATCGAGCATTATGGTCGTCTTTCCCGAAGCTGATGGGCCGTGTATCATTCCGATGGAGTCCGCGGGAATCCAGTTCTTGATGAGCCAGGAAACCGTGAGGTCCTCCGTGAGGATGTCGTCGGCGAGAATCATCTTTGACACGACGGACAGGTTCGGAAGGATGTCGCTCAAGGTCCCGTACTTGTTCTGATAGTCGTTGGCATCCATCCCTTCGTCGGGAATGACGATGATCTGACATCCTTCACACGCCTCGGCTCCTTTGATGCCGGCATCGTCATTGTCCGCGACAACGGTGACGACCTTTCCCAACTCCCGGAGCATCTTCGCAACGGACGCAAGACCCGAAGCCATGAACGCGATGAACACGGTCGAACCCGTACACTCGAAGATGCTTGCAGCCGTGGCGAATCCTTCACAGAGGAACACCTTCGCCGCATCGGGATCTCCGAGCCACCAGAAGCAACCTTTCGCTTCCGCTCCTGTAAAGAACTGCTTTTTACTTCCTTCTTCGGAAGGAATGAACTGGAGCGACCTCAACTCGCCGTTCGCGTTGATGAGAGGCAGTGCAAGCCTTCCGTCGGAGGCAATTCTTGTTCCATGAGGGAGTATCTTCTTCCGTGAGAGATACCCGTTCTCTATGGTCGCATCCGGCAACGACATCCACATGGCCTCGGCCTTCTTCGCGTTCTCGTCATGGTATCGTTTACGCTCGGCCCGTGCCTTGATCCTCGCCTGTTCGATCTGATACTCAAGCTCAAGACGTTGACTCTCGGTCAGAGACTTCCCGTAGCCGGAAGCGTAGTCCCCCTTCACTTGTGTGCGGAAGTCTCCGAAGTTGACTATCTTCACTCCGCCTGGATACTGGGTCGCTACATACCATCCGGCATCGTCGTTGTATTTTGAATCGTCGGTGGAGAACCTGTGTATCTCACCGTCGAAGGTTATGGAGGTTGGAAGGCCCACCATACCTTGCCCTGTCATGTAGGAGAAGATGTCGGAGTCGGTGATCTCGGTCTGCCGCTCTCTCCATACGGCGGATTCCACTTTCGCAAAGCTACTCAAAACGGCATCCCTCCTTCCTTGTCGCGCCAGTCGTCACAGATATCGACGGTGGCACAGTCTTCCTCGGTCATCGGATAACGGTCATGCTTGAGGCAGCACGGTGTCTCTCCGTTCTCGAAGGATGCACAGGTGTGGCAACATCTGGGTGTGCCGGGGTGTTGTTCCCAAAACTTGACTATGAACGGTTTGTCAAACATTGCCATCCTCCCATATCCTGTCCACCACGTTGTGGTATTTGCCGTTGACCTTGTAGGTGATCATCACCGGCCTCTTCTTCGACTTGTTCAATGCCTCGATGAGATCCTCGATTGTGTTGTAGTCTAGGATCTCAAGACCGGCCCGCTTCACGATGTCGAAGAACAGCCGCTGTGCCTTGATGCCGACGATATCGTCGCGCCACAGGAGGAAGTACTCGTTGACCTCCTTCCTGTCCACGAGCGACCGTTGATATGTCGCACGGACCATGTCCTCACCAGCACGACTCTTGCAGACAGACCAATGCCACAGGCCAACCTTCATGGTCGGTTGCAGCTTGCCGTTGATGTCATCGTCATAGAGGTGGTAGCCCTCCGGTCTCTCATTCCTCGGCCACTCATAACCACAGCACGGACAGATGCGCGACTGGATGGCTACGATCTCGTCACACTGCGGGCATATCTTCGACGGAGCCACGCCCTTACGCTTGGCCTTCTTGTTTTCCGGCGGTCTGACTTCGGCCACGGGTCCGTGCATACGGATGTTGCCCGCGAAGTCCAGAACGAGACAGTCGGCAGACTCCTTCTTCGGCCTCAGTCCCCTTCCAACCTCCTGCATGTACAGTCCCGGCGAAAGCGTCGGCCTCATCATCACGATACAGTCGATTTCCGGATAGTCGAATCCGGTGGTCAGTATTGCCGTGTTCGTCAGAAAACGGATGTCGCCCCACTTGAACGCATTGATGATACGGTCCCGATCCTCAGCGGAACACTTGCTTGAGACAGCCTCGGCGGTCTCTCCGTTCTCGCGAAGGATATCCCTAACGTGTTCGGCATGGTCGATTCCGCAGCAGAAGAAAAGGATGTGTCTCCTTCCCACGGCCCGCTTGAGGGTTTCCTCAACGACGGCCCTCGATGTGAGGTCGGTGTCGATGGCACTCTGAAGGTCCTTCTCGACATAGTCCCCACCCTGGATGCGGACATGTTCGGTCAGTTTCAGAAGTTCTTCCTTGGTGGCCTTGCTCCGCAGCTGTGCTAACGTGCCGCGGGCCTGTAGTTCACGGATGCCGATGGTCTTGATGATGGGTGGACTGAAGATGGCCGGTTCATCGGTGATCATGCCGTGCTTCAAGCGGTACGGCGTTGCAGTGAATCCGATGACGGTCAACTCCGGGTTGATTTCCTTCAATCCGGCGATGAACGACAGATACATTCCGGCCCCTTCCACGGGAATCATGTGGGCTTCATCAACGAGAAGTACATCTACATGGCCGAAGTCGGAAGCATGGCGATACATCGACTGGATGCCTCCGATTATGATGGGTCTCTTGGATTCCTTGGATTTCAGCCCCGCGGAATACAATCCCACAGGAGCCTCCGGCCATATGTTCAGCAGGGCGTTCGAGTCCTGCACTATAAGCTCTTTCGTGTGTGTGGCCATCACGATCTTGATTTCGGGATTGGCCTCTAGGTTCTCCTTGCAGAAGGCGGCGATGAGATAGCTCTTGCCGCTTCCTGTCGGAGCCTCAATACATGGGTTGCCTTGATGCTCTCCGAACCATGCGTAGAGGTCGTTCAAGGCTTTTCTCTGATAATCTCTGAGTTCTATCATGGATTCTCGCTTCCAAGGTCGGGATGGACTTTGTACTCGGTACAAGCCATCAGTTGGTTCTCATATGGGATCTCCATCTTGTAGAGGGAACACATCGCCCTTCCGTTCTCGTCCGGCGCGAAGTGTCTGCATGTGCGGCAGTTCAGTTCCTTCGTCTGGTGTGTCTGATGGCAGAACTCCCAACAGGGACACATCTTGCACTTGAAGAAGGTTGGGTCCTGCGACAGGGGAAGCGGCATGAACGGGTCCACTGCGATATCCTCACCGCGGCGGATGATGTCCTGTGCTTCCGAACGCTCAAGGTAGACGCGCTCACAGTACAGCTCGTCATCGTTCTTGTTAACGGCTATATACAATGCACGGTCAGTCTTGATGCCGATCATGTAGGCTTGCATCTGCGCCCAGTGCATCGGCTTGGCTTCCTTCACGCCCTTCTTCTTGAGTTCCTGGAATGAGCGGTCGTTGTGTGTCTTGCACTCAAGGACATGTCTCTTCTTCGGTGCTTCGGGAAGACCGCACTCGATGATTCCGTCCAGATGGCCCTTGACCCATCCGCCAAAGGAGACCTCGAACTGATCGTCACCCGTGTGGGTGACGATGCAGCCGATTCTCTTGAGGTCGTCAGTGAACTGCTGTTCCTCAAGCTGTCCCCGTCTGAAGAGTCTGAGCATCCGGCCGGAGAATTTCTCCGAAACCGCCCACCGGAACTTGAGCCAGAGGTAACGCGCACATTCATGGCCAATCATTGATATCCCCATGTAGGGTCTCGGCCTTCTGTCCTCATGCTCTTCGTGCCACTTGTCGATGGTCTCTGCCGTGATGTTTTTCTTCAAGTCGGGGATGTTCATTTCTTCAACCAAGACGGCTTACCTGCCGCAGAGGGAGCCGAAGCGGGAGCGGAAACGGAGACTGTCGGTGTGGAGACAGATGTTCCGTCGTACTTCTTGAAGCCCTTGATCTCGTTGGACTCGTTGTACTTGTCCGTTGCAGGACGGATTGCGACATTGGCCATGACATGCTTACCCACGAATGGGTCTGTGTCGCACGGGTCGGTGATGCCGACAGCGTCCGCCAAGGCAATCAGCTGCTGTTTGCCGATCCTTGCGGCTTCCTGTGACTGGTTGACGATGTTGAACCTTGCGAACAGGACCCTTCCGGTTCCCTCGCCCTCTGAGACTCTGAGATTGAAGACGACCATCGTGCCGTTCTTATCCTTGGTCTGTGCGACCTCTCCCGATGTGATTTCAACGTGATACCATCCCGGCTTGAGAACAGCAAACTCGCTCCTGTTCTCCTCTGAATTGATTACTCCAAAACTGGCCATATTAGCCCTCCTTGCTTAAATTGATTTTGATTGTCGGACTGCCTGTCTTCGACGTGACAGCTTCAGCGAGGATGTTCCTCACATCGTCGGGGATACCCTTCCACTCGGTAGCGTTGACCTCGGCCTTCCATCTAAAAACGCGCTCCGCCATGTCGGAGGAAACCTGGTTCTGCTCGACCAGTTCCTGCAACTTCGCGGCATCGACCTTGTAGGTGCGGCCAATCTCGAACGTGACGAAGTTGTTCTCGTCTCCGAAGTGGGTCGTGCCTTCCTTGTTGACATCGAGTCCTACGACTCCGATGAGCCACTTCTCGGCTTCCTGCCTCTGCTTCTTCAGCTCGGCTTCCTGGTCCTTGAGACCCTGGATGTAGGCCAGTGTCTGAAGGATGTCATTCTTCTGTTCGTCATTGAACGGGGTAAGATACTTGCTTGCCATTTCAACTCCTTATCTTGTTTATGATTGCTCCCAAATCGGGCTGTTCCCACATATCGAGTTTTCCGCTGCGGTCCTTGGCGATGTTGATTCCGTCGGGCTGGGTGAGGAGCATCCTCATCGGAACTCCGTTCTCGTCCTTGACCATCTGATAGCAGAAGACCTCATCGAAGAGGTATGGCATCTGCTGACCCAACTTCTGACCGGGCATCGACGGCCCGAAGAGAAGTCTGCCGGTGTCGTCTTGTACACGCTCCTGTTTTGCGCTGAAGTAGACGTTCCTTCCGGGAAGGTCACGGAACGAGCGCATGAGGTCCATCATGATGTCTTGCAGGTTGCCGTATGCTTTCCGGGGGTCCTTCTCCTTGCCCTTCTCGTTAGACAGGACGACCTCTGCGATCTCGCTGATGGAGTCGAGGCAGATGCTCTCGTACTGCTGACCCTCTTCGCTGTTGAGAATCCATTCGTATGCTTCCTGCAAGTCGTCGATGCTCTTGATTTCGATTGCCGTGATGTCCAGGGAGGACAGTGACAGCAGACCCGACTCGACCGACAGGATCAGCGGTTTCGGCAGTGACGCGCAGAGGCAGGTCTTTCCGATACCGGCCTGTCCGTGAATCAGAATCTTGATTCCATTCGATGCGTAATCCTTGGTGGACAACACTCTCATCTTGTTACCTCCTTCTTGAATGCGACCTTCAAGGTCCATTCCATTTTGCTCAACGACGACGACTCTGTTTTCTGTGACAGCTCGACGATGTTGAAGCCCTTTTCTAATCCAATCTGGACAAGACTGTCGAACAGCTTTGCTCTCAGATCTTCCTGTTCTTCCTTAGTGATAGGTTCAGACACTCCATACTCCTTATCGCTAGTGTTCGTATGGGTTTATGAGAGAGGGATTGCACTATCTGTAGATATCTGTTAAAATATGAACAGTGGTAAGTATTCCCACAATACCCATGCTTCGATGTCCTGTGCTACCAACACAGGACGTTTTTTTACCGCTTTGATTCGACCATATGGCTCATGAGCCACTCCTCGATATCGCTTACAAAGAAGTAATACCTCCGACCGATTCTCATGAACCTTGGCCCTTTGCCGCTCCGCATGATCTGCCTGGCGTACTCAACCGAGTAACCGGCCATCTTTGCGAAAACTTCGATACCAACTCTGTCAGCCATTGGTCTCTCCGTTGATTTTGTTCGCGTATGCAACCACCGCGTCGTGGTAGAACATCGGACGGTCTACGCCAACTTTTTTCCTGGCAGCCTTGATGTCCTCCATCTCTGAGGTCGAGAATGGCTTGGTCATAAGGTGCGACAGTCCTTTCTGATGATTCTCATTTATGGTAATCTTTTTCCTCATGTCTCTGATTCTACATTATCATTAATGGTAATTGCAATACAAAAATGAGAAAATTTTTGCATTTTTTCTTGAATTTCGATTATTGTTAATGATAAAGTATTTATACTTGAAATAATGGAGGCATGGGTATGGCAAGTTTCTTTGAGGATAGTTTCTGGGGCCGCGTCAGACAACGCAACCTTGACCTCGGATATGATATGAAGGATCTCGCCCGCGTATCGGGTGTTCCTTATAGTACCATCTATAGATATGTCGATAAGGCGGTTCCGGCAAAGCAGGAAACAGTTGAAGCGATTGCAATGGCATTGGGGTGTTCAACAAGATATCTGCTCACAGGCGAGGATAAGGAAAACAACACCCTCTCTCCGGACCTCATGGAGTTGGTCACACACTTCAAGGTCCTCAATGACGGACAGAAAAAGACGGTGATCGCCCTCATCGACCAGTTCACCCGTGACAATCAGAAGTATGCGGAAGTCTTCCTTCAGCTGCATCCGATTGAGAACTGAAGGGTCTTGTAATTTTTGGGATTTATGATAGATTACCCTTGACCAGTGTTCCAAGGTCCTTTTGTAAATCAATTGCTACCTAAACAACTTGCCCGTTCCACAGAGCGGGCATCTTTTTACACTTCGGGCTTCCGTACAAAAAAAGCCCCGCTCGGAAATCCGGGCGGGTGAAAACTGCGTATCTCTCTGTTCTTGGAGGTATCTTCCGTAGGGTAATCTATCAGATTATTGTGAGTTGTCAAGTATCTGCACTCCGATATTGTCCTGCACATCGGTGATCATCGGGAACTCGCTGGCCTCAATGCGGAGATAATGTTCAGTCATCTTCTTGTCTTGATGACCAATAACCTTACGGACAACCGACTCGTTGACATTGTGAGCCATCATAATCGAGTCGAAGAATGTACGGAAGCTGTGGAAAGTTTTCCCCTCGATACCTAGTTTCTTGCATCGGGCCTTCAAAGCGGCAGCAATAGTGGATTCGCTGTAGGGCTTCTCTCCGCCATCCGGTGAAAAGACAAAGGCGTCTGCCCTGGACGGGAACCATACCTCTAGTTCTGAATATAGCATTGGAATGATCGGGACCATCCTGGGTTTCTTGCTCTTGGTCGGTCTTAATCCGTCAACCGGACTCATGTTGTAGAGAACGTCGATGTATGTGGGATGAACATTCGCCGGCATCAATGCAAGTACTTCTCCGAGTCTCATGCCTGTCATTGCAGCTGTGAGGCACATGAGCCGGTAGTGAGGGTTCTTCCAATAATCCGGGGTGGCGATGAGGGCTTTGATTTCTTCTACGGTGAAGGCGGCAACCGGGGTACTGTCGTTTCCAAGATTTTCGACTCCGGTGCA